CCCACCGAGAGTTTTTTTCCTCCTGAACCCCGAATTCAAACGGCCCTTTGAAATAGGCTGGAATCAAAAGGCTCCAAAGTGACCAAATCAACGGGTGTCGGTCGCGGCGGCCCTCGTCCTAACGCCGGCCGTAAGCGCATCCCTGGTGCTGTTGAGATCGCGGAGCCGTTGGGCGTCGTCGCTGCCAAAGTCGTCGCGGCTGCTGTCCAGTCCGAGCCGATCAAGGCATCTGATCTCAAAGAATTGGCGCTCTGCACGTTGAGGCAGATCATGGAAATCTCACCATCGGACAGTTCGCGTGTCGCTGCTGCTAAGGAAGTCTTTGTGCGGGCCGACAAAGAGGAATTGGCTGGAACGCCAGAGGGCAAAAAGGCGCAGGCCAAACAATCCGCCGAAGCTCTGATGTCTGGCGGCGGCAAGTTCTCGGCCCCGTCCTCGCCTCCGTCACTGGTTAGCAAGACCGTTCAATGACCCACATCCCCGAATGGTCAACATCCTGCCTCGACTGGCGGGAGCGGATCATTGCGGGCAAAAGCCTAATCCCATTCGCTCCGCTGTTCCCATCTGAGGCGAGCGCGGCGATGGAAGCATTCAACGCGCTCAAGATTGTGGATGCGCCTGGCAGCCCGATAATCGGTGAGTCGTCGAGGGAGTGGGTTCAAGACTTCGCCTCGGCCATCTTCGGGGCTTATGACCACGAAACCGGGCGGCGTTTGATCCGCGAATTCTTTATGCTGATCTCAAAGAAGAATTCCAAATCCACCACGGCGGCCGGGATCATGCTGACGGCGCTGTGTCGTAACTGGCGCAAAAGCGCAGAATTTTTGATTGTGGCTCCCACTCTGGAAGTTGCCAACAATAGTTATTACCCGGCCCGCGACATGGTCAAGGCCGACCCAGAACTTAAGGAAATGCTACACGTCCAGGATCACATAAAGACGATCACGCATCTTGGTACCGGCGCGTCGCTAAAGGTGATCGCTGCCGACAATGACACGGTCAGCGGTAAGAAGGCGACCGGCGTTCTCGTTGACGAGCTATGGCTGTTCGGCAAGCGGGCGAACGCTGAGAACATGCTGCGCGAGGCGACGGGCGGCCTTGTGTCGCGGCCCGAGGGATTTGTCGTCTATCTCTCGACGCAATCGGACGAGCCGCCAAGCGGCATCTTCCGGCAGAAGCTGAATTATTACCGCGACGTTCGCGACGGCAAAATCGTTGATAAGCGGTCGCTGCCGGTCATTTACGAATTTCCCGAAGAGATGGTTTCGAACAAGTCTTACCTCGAAACCGAATATCTCCACGTCACCAACCCCAACATAGGCCTCTCGGTGGACCGGGAATGGCTGGTCGATGAATTAGGCAAGGCGCAGAACGCCGGCGAGGAATCGCTTAGGGGCTTTCTTGCCAAGCATCTGAACGTCGAAATAGGGATGTCGCTTCGGTCTGACCGATGGGCCGGGGCTGATTTCTGGGAAGACGCAGCCGAAGATGGCCTGACCCTTGATAGCCTGATCGAGCGATCCGAGGTCGCTGTGGTTGGCATCGATGGCGGCGGAATGGACGATCTTTTTGGAATTGCGGTGATAGGGCGCGAGAAGGTCACAAAAAAGTGGCTCGTTTGGACGCACGCATTCTGTCACCGGATAGTATTAAAAAAGAGAAAGTCAATCGGCGCACAATTGGATGATTTCTACAAAGCGGGCGACCTTACTATAATCGAAGACTTTGGCGAGGATATTGCTCGATCCGTCTCGTATGTGCAGAGGCTCGAAGATGCTGGAATTTTGGCTGGAAATGCATCCGTTGGCCTTGATCCTTATGGCGTGGGATCGGTTATTGACGCCCTTGCTGAAGCGGGAATAGGCGACGAGCGCGTGGTCGCGGTGTCGCAGGGCTACAAACTGCAAGGCGCGATCAAGACCACCGAGCGCAAGCTGGCTGATGGCACGATGAAACATGGCGGCCAAGACCTCATGGCATGGTGCGTCGGCAACGCCAAAATAGAACTTAAAGGGAACGCCGCGATGATCACCAAGCAGGCGTCCGGCGTCGCCAAGATCGACCCGTTGATGGCTCTATTCGATGCGGCGGCGCTGATGTCGATGAACCCAGAACCGCGCAGCCGTCCGACGATCTTTGACTATTCCGAACTGTGGGGCGCATAGGCATGATGGCCACCGAAGACCAGATGCGTGTCCTCGCGCGTGATCTGAATAAAGCGAAGATCATTGAGGGGTCTGCGCGCACCAGTGCAGCCAGGGCCGAGGTCGCTGTCGATGATGCCTCTGCGTTAGTGCGCAAACTCCAGTCGGAGATGGACAAGCTAGTGCGTAAGCTGGTCGAGGAAGCCGCCTGATGTGGCCTTTCTCGCGCAAGGACAAGGCCCCGGCGACGGACGCGCAAGCTGGATCGCCTGAAAACCCGTCAACCTCGCTGGCGAACCCTGCCGACTGGTTGATGACGGTCATGGGCGGCGGACCAACCCTCGCCGGCCCGGTCGTCAACGAACAGTCCGCCATGCGCTCTACGACGGTTTTCCGTTGCGTGTCGTTGATTTCGGGCCTGATCGCGTCGCTTCCTCTGATGGTCTACGAAAAGGACAAAGAAGGGCGCAAAGTCGCTGATCGCAATAGGGTTTATACCCTGTTGCATGACAATCCCAACGACATGATGTCGGGGTTCAATTGGCGTGAATTGATTGTTCTGGACGTTCTTCTAGGCGGCAACCATTATTCGCCAATCGAATATGACGGCGCGGGGCGCGTTACAGGGTTCTTCCCGGTTCCGCGCAACGCTGTGACTGCGAAAGTTAACGAAAAAGGGCGTCTAAGATACGAAATTCATCTTCCTGACGGCATCGAAGCAATAGACCCGGATAATATGTTACATGTTCCAGGACTCGGCTTCGATGGGCGCAGCGGATTATCTATGATCGACGCGTCACGGCAGGCCATCGGTTTGTCGCTTGCGATGGAAGAATCGTCTTCTCGGATGCACTCCAACGGTATCCGGCCTTCTGGCGTGGTGCAGGCTGAGGACGGATGGGGCGCGGACCCCGTCGTCGCGGTTCGCCGCGTTAAGGCGCAATTCGATCAGGCATATGCAGGCCTGTCCAATACCGGAAAGACCGTCTTCCTTGACAAGGGGATGAAGTGGTCGCCCATGCAGATCACGCCGGCCGATGCCGAGACGATGGAGCAGCGGCGCTTCCAGGTTGCGGATATTTGCCGGGTCTTCGGCGTTCCCCCGCATATGGCAGGCGAGACGGACAAGGCGACCTCTTGGGGCAGCGGCATCGAACAGATGATGCTCGGCTTTCTGATGACGACGCTCCAGCCGCTGTTGGCTCGGATTGAAAACGAATTCAACCGCAAGCTGTTCAAGAAAGACCGCAATTTTTATGCGGAGTTCAACCGCGACGCCTTGCTGGCGATGGACGCCACGGCGCGCGGATCGTTTTACGCCACCATGATCCAGAACGGCGGAATGACGCCGAATGAGCTTCGCAAGTTCCAGAACCTTCCGGCGATGGAAGGCGGCGACCAGCTTTTCATCAATTCCGCCTGCGTTCCCCTCACGATGGCGGGACAGCAGCCCAAGGCGCCCGGCGCTCCCGTTCCCGCATCGGATAAATAACCATGCATAAATCGATTAAGGACGCGCAGAAATATTGGCGCCAGCACTCCAAAACGCGCCATGAATCCGTCCTTATGAAAGCGATGAGAGAAGACCCGCTATCCGAGCAAGAAAGCGAGGATTTGGAGGATCTTCTTTGGTCGCTGAAAAACCGGCTTGAGGCCAGCAAAGGCGAGCCGGCCAGCAAGGAACCGCCGCAGAGTCGCATTTTGTTCGAGGCTGCTGCGTCAGGCGATTGCACCGATATCTATCTGTACGATGAAATCGGCTATTGGGGCGTCACGGCTAAGGATTTTCAGGCGCAGCTTTCGGGCGTTAAGACGAAAAACATCGTCATGCACATCAACTCGCCGGGCGGCGACGTGTTCGACGGCATCGCTATTTATTCCGCGCTGAAAGCCCACCCGGCGCACGTTACGGCGATTGTGGACGGCCTTGCGGCCTCGGCGGCATCGTTCATCGCTCTGGCGGCCGATAAGGTCTGCATGGCTGAAAACGCCTTCCTGATGGTGCACAATGCTTGGGGCATGGCTGTCGGCAACAAGGCCGACATGATGGACATGGCGTCCACACTCGGTAAGCTCGACAATCAACTGGCGTCGATCTACGCGGCCAAGTGCGGGAAGTCCGTTGCGGATTGCGCGGCGCTGATGGACGGCGATGTTGACGGAACCTGGTTCACAGCGAGCGAGGCCAAAGACGCCGGCTTGATCGACGCCATTGACCCGGGTTCCGAACAGGAGCCGGACCCAAAAGACCCGGACGAAGAAAATGAGCCGGACGAGAAAAAGAATTCTATTTCCCGGATGCGGATGCGTCTGAGAATTGCCGAAGTCGCCTAGAGCGACTGACGCCAACCCCTAAGAAAGCCGTCCATTTTGGGCGGTTTTTTTATGCCCAAACGACCCTTGGGCAAGGTCCGTGGCCCGCAGTGATTGCGCGCCCATCCCCTAGATGGAGCCTAACCAAAATGGCTATTGCCAAAGACTTGCGCGCTGAGCGCGCACAGCTTGTTGCGGACGCTCGCGCGCTCGTTGACAA